TTTAAAGTTTGGATTTTCAAATATTCTTGTTGTTACGACACCATAAACTTTATTTGTTTCTCCTTCTTCTGAACCAAATATTAAAAACAATTGATTATCTCCTGATAATAAAAGTTGTTTTATATCTTCTGGCTCTGCATATCTTCCACTATAAACCAAAGCTTCTGCAATCATAAAATGAACTAATGACCAAATATCTTCAACTTTTGAAGGTATAATTGGTAATACTTCAATATCGTTTTTAATTATCTTTTCTGCTTGCATCTACTAAATCATAAATTCGTTTTAATTTTTTTTGTTGATCATAAAAGAAATTTGCACCTGCTTTTCTCATGCTTTTATAACTTTTAGGATCAGCACCAGATAAAATACCTGCACCTAAAACTGCATCAGCTCTAGATACAAATTCACCATCAGCTAATTGTGCAAGCATTGTATCTTCATCCTTGTCACCATTACCTGCTCCATCTTCTACATAACCTTCAGCTCTTACATAATTATTAAAATCATTCTCATCATGATCTGTTTTAGATGGTAAATAGTTGACACCACCTTTATTAAAATGTTTTACAGCCGTGGCTAAACCACCTTCATTTGCATAAAACATATTAGAACCATAAGTTTCTTGTCTAGTAGGTCTTGCATTTTGAGTTGGAACAAAAGCACCTTCTAATTTAGCAGATTGCTCTGCATATGCTTTTTTATAATCTTCTTCTGTAAACGGTGGATCTGGTTCCTCTTCTTCTCCTGCTAATAATGGTAAAACAGTTGCCGCTCCTATTGCAGTTCTAAAAGGATTGTCTTTTGCACTTTGAAGAAGTTTTTCAAGTCCAGAAGGTTTAGCAGCTTCTACAACATTTAATCCAGATAATTCCCCACCCATTGATTTAATTGGTCGATCAAATTTATCTACTCCTATAATTGTACCTTCAGGCATGTTTGCTTTATTTAAAAAACTTGATCCTAAATTACCTTTTGGAACTGGTGTTGTTGTTTGGCCTAAACCTAAAAAATTTCTTGCACTTGATAAAGGTGCTCCTGTAAAAGTTTGCCCTCCTATACCTGCCTGACCTAATGCAAATGCTCCACCGCCTAAAAGGGCAGCATCCCTTAATGCTCGTTTTGTTGATTTACCTCTAAGTTTCTGTACACCAAATGTGGCTAATGCTAATGTAAATGGATCCATAGTCTATTTTCCTAATAATAGCATATATTACCATTTTACTTGTTAGGTTTCAACTCATCAGCAAAACGACCTATGTATTGATGCTCTCCAACATGCACTATAGGATCAGTTATATAGGCATAACATTTACCACCTATTTCTTTCCAACGTTGGCAAAAAGCAAAGTCTTCTCCTAAGTATGTCTTCTCTATTGGATCGTGAAGTGTGTCAAAAAAATTCCATAGGTTTGGTCTATCTACATATTTACCATTTATAACTGTCTTTTGTACAATTTTTTTATCAGGATAAGCTTTTATCATCTTATCAAAAACAGACCTTTGAATCATCATACATCCTGTAGGGCTATGAGTTACTTCAATAACTCCATCTTCTAATGTAATATCATTACTATCTCCAACTTTCATTGGATAAGTGTTTAACGATGCTTTTAAATGATTTGCAGTTTTTATAGTTCCTTCTTCTATTTTATTTAATGCTTTATCCCACATCATAGTTTTTAAAGGATAAGGTATTGATAGTACCTCTTTATCTTTTTTCAACATTGCTAATATTGACTCTGGTTTAAAGTAAATATCTGAATCAACAAATAACATATGTGTGCACTTTGATTCTAAAAATCCTGCAACACATAGATTTCTTCCTTGAGTAACAAGAGACGATTTAAGTAAATGGAAATAAATAAGAATATTATTTTTAATACAAGTTTGTTGCAACTCTAATAAAGCTTGCGTGTAATGTATTGAACAATCACTGTGCACAGGTGTAGCCACAAACAATGATACTTTACTTTTTGGTTTGTTAGATTTCCACAAAGGTGTAATTGATTTCTCATGTGACTCTCCTGGAATTTTTATTTCTTTAAGGG